AGATAATTTCGTATAATGGACGTTAACCATCAAATGTGTATACATTTGCGACATCACCGATACTGATCGTTATACTGTTAGACGTTACTTAACAGAACACGTATGATTTAAGGATATTCTATGAATATTACTCTTGAAGTTCCTGAGTCAGTCCGGAAGTTATATAAATTTCCGTATAGAGGTAAATGTTTTGAGTCTAAAATATTACCTTTCATATCCACGCCTTCATCTAAGCCCATTGTTGAATATAAACTCCTGAAAGATTTACGAGAACAGGGATTCGATTTAGATATTGGTCGTGATAATAAGAGCATGTATAACCCAAATGATATGTTTCGGGTGTTAGAAAAATATACTGTTCGTTCCACTTTTGCAGAAAGTAAATTTGTAAGTGACGCTTATAACGTTGCACGATCTACTTTTGGTGGACATAAAGACGTAAATTTATTGCCTGATGAGTTAGTTGAATCATCTATTAAAGGAAATAAATCTAGTGGCGCACCAAGTTTTACCACGAAAAGAGAAGCGTTTGAACTTGATTTTGATAGATATATTAATATTAAATTAAGATTAAGAGCTCCTGATCCTTGTGTTGCTTTTCACCGAGTTCAACATGGTGAAAATGGTCCTAAGAATAGGTTAGTTTGGGGTTTTCCTCAGTCTATGACTATGTTAGAATCAAAGTTTGCTCGGCCTTTAATACAAAGGTTTCTTAAAAGACGTACCCCAATGTGTATTGGATTGAAAAAATCTGGTATTTCCGCTCGTTCCCTAAGAATCGAGAATTCAGGCTTGAGGTATGGGATTGACTTTAGCTCTTTTGATGCGACAGTTCATCCAAAGCTTATAACTATGGCGTTTTCCATTTTAAAGACTCATTTTAATTTCAATGATGAAATGGAATCAATGTGGGATAAAATTATACATTATTTTATTCATACACCAATTATTATGCCTGATGGTGGTATTTACGTTAAACATCAAGGTATACCTTCGGGTAGTTATTTTACCCAATTAATTGGTAGCATTGTAAACTATATAATAATACAAACGATAATGTTAGAGTTATCTAATGGTACTAAAATAGCATCTAATAAAATTCTTGTTTTAGGAGATGATTCACTATTTGGTTTTAATGAATATTATAGTTTAGATACAATTAGTAGGATTGCTAGTAAGTACG